TCTGCCTGGTAGATCTGGAGATCGATCCGTTCGCACCCGTGGTGTATTGGTTCAAGGGGCCGATCAAGCGCAAGCGCGGGTAAGCATCAATAGCCACGAAAAGACCCGCCCCGGTAGCCGTCTAGGCCATCAGGGCGGGTCTTCTGCTTGTAAGTGGGTCAGAACGCTGCGAACTCCCCATGCAGGGCAAGGGCGGCTTCCGCGTAGGCGCCCGCGGCCTCCTCCTCGTGGTCGAAGCTGCCCAGGTAGTACCTCTTGCCATTGGCCATGAGATAGACATTCCAGGGCTTTCTGCCAGGACGTGTGTCACGATGTACCCCCTTGAAGGTACTGCTGAAGCTGGACAGCCTCTTGAGGGTATTGAAATGGTTCTGCGACATGGTGGCCAGCCTCAGGTTCTCGATGCGGTTGTTGAAGGGGTCACGGTCAATGTGATCAATGCAAGACCCGGCAGGCAGGTCACCGTTGCAAACCATCCAGATAACGCGGTGATACATATACTTTTGGCCGCGGTATTTGACTGACCAGTACCCATCACCGCCGTTACCACCGGCTTGGTCTCCCGCAAAGACCGACCGACTTGGGCGCACCCGCCAGTAGAGAAACCCGTCTCGATACTCAACCAACGCCCGCCACTCTTCCGCTGTCATGCCTTCACCCTCCTGGTTAGACTGGTACGCAATCATACCGGTACGCCAAAAGGCTTGTCAACTGGGTGGCGAAGGTTGACAACGCAACATAAATAACATTAGCGGACACTGACACTTATCGTCACTTGCATCCCGGTCACTGGTAGGTCAGAATGCGGGTGCCGTGTTTGGATACCTAGCCGCAGCCAGAACGATGGAGAGCGGACAGCAAACCAGGCACTTGGCAGGTGATAACTGGCCAGAGGGAGCAGGACTCAGATGCCTGTCTCATACCGGCCAGCCTCACAGACGAAGCTCCAGGTTAGCCGGGAGCGTCACCCAGGTGGGGCCTACTGCGGACGATGTCCAAGGAAAGCCCGATAGAACCAACCGCGACCATGTTCCTGCTTCGGCAGGATTTTCGGCGGGACGGTAGCAGGCACTTGGGTGGTTCTGTGACGGTACTTTGGCGAACGCCCCACCGCGGAAGGCTCCGGCCCTTCCCTGCTACCGGTGCGTCTTGCTTCAGCATTGTCCTGAAGGTGATGTCAGACCCAACGGGTCTGTTCATGTTATGACTGGTTACTTCCTGCTGTCCCTGCATGGGTCGAACACTTGGCCTCACCCTTCTTGACCACCACGCCACAGACAGTGCAGGTGTAGCAGGTGGGTGGGAGCCACTCGCGGGTCAGGGCCCTGGCGTACTCCATCAGGGCGCGGTTCCTGTCAGACTCGGCACGCCTCACGGCCTTCTGGCACTTCTGGCAGGAGGGGGAGGAACCGCGGAAGGCCACCCGGCATCGGGAGCAGTAACGCGGGGCACCCACATCAGTTCCTCCTGATGAAGACTGGCCCGCTGTCCCTCAGACCGCGGATGAACGCACCTGGGTCCTTCATTCCGCGGCGTTTCAGCAGGACTGCCAGCAGGTGTTCGTCATAGACCGTCACCACCTGACCATCCAGGTCAGACACACCCACCAGCGCACCATCAGCACCCACCAGGATTGGAATGGCACCCTCACGCTCCGCCAGAAGGCGGGCCGCGGGCTTGCGCTCAGCGATGCACGCCTCGATGTCCACCCGGTTCCACCAGACTCGCCCGTCCTCAGTCCGCACCGTCGCGGGGGGCAGCTTTCCCCGGCGGATCCCCGCGTACACCGCCTGGCGGCTGATCCCCAGCAGGGTCTGAAGTTCCTTCAGGCCGATCATCTGACCACCACCCATAGCTGTCCTCCCTGTCCCAGGCGATTAGTCGGTCACGCAGACCGCACAACCGCTCCTGCTCTGACAACAACCACTTCCTCAGGTCCGCCAGAGCCCACAGCGTGATGTTGCTGCTCAGCTTCCTGGACGGCTTGGGGAAGTGACCCAGCCGCACCTTGTTCACCATCATCAACCGCACCTCGCGGTAGGACTTGAAGCACTTGCTGCCCGCCCACCACCAACACACCTGTTCCATCGTCAGATGCTTCCGCCGGTTCATGCTGCCCATGTCACACCTCCCATCGAACGCCCGTGCCAATAGTCAGGTCAGTAAACCCGGCCAGCAGCAGCAACTCCGCCACCTGGCACTGATCCAACCCCTCCACCGCAATGGTCGTACCGCGGATGCCACGCACCACGCCACCCGCCAACTCCAGCCTGAACGCCGCCAGACGCACCAACGAGTCAACACTGCCATACACCGACCACAACCCCATCTCGGAACGCTGACAGTTCGCCAGCACACGCCCGTCATGCCCCAACGCCCGGTGCGTACCACCCAACAACGCCCCCAGCCGCTTACGCAACTCCGGGTCACGCAGGTACGGCATCAACTCCAAGTCACCACAGTGGAACGCCAGCGCAGACCAGCAACGCTCCTCCAGCCCCACTTCTGACCCTGGGAACAACAGCCGCCCATGCTCCAGCAACTCCGGTAGGTAGTCGTCCATCCACCGCAACCCCTCAGGGTTCGGACTCAACAACGCACGCCCCACACGCAGCCACAAAGGCTCGGCAAACACGTCACCCTCGATCCCCAGCGCCCTTCCAGCCTCCCTAACCCCCTCCCAGCCCCTCCCAACCCGGTACTTCTCCCTCCCCAGCACCAACGCCCTCAGAAACGACCTCCCCACCTGCTCTGCCCGCCTGCCATTATGGCAGCGCACCTTGATCATTTTCCCCAACTGACCGACAGAATGGCAGTCGGCAAGCTTGGTGCCTGCCAAATTGGCAGTCCGCATTCCTTCGCTAAGTTCCAACCCGTTGATACTGGCAAAGGTGAGTGGACTGTCGAATCTGGCGAATCTGCGGAACTCTGAAGGTGACAACTGTGTCCTGTTGTGGGTGATGCCGATCTCATCGATGCAGATGTCGTGTGGGATGGCGGTGCCCACCTTGAGTGCGCGGCGGTAGGTGTTCCAGGCTTGGCTGTACTCGTGGAAGAGCGTCAGTAGGGGGTCGTCGGGCATGGCGAGAAGTGCTTGGCGTAGCGACTTAAGCTTGGGGTTGTTGGTGTGGTGGCGGGCGATGCCAAGCATTCGCTCACGGTTTGGGCGAAAGGTCTTGGGGTCAAAGAGGTGCGGGCAGCACTTGACATCCTTGAGTTGGTGGAACTCGTTGAGGATGTCCACCAGTGATTCCAGGTATTGCCCTGAGAGGGCAGGATCGATGGGTATGGGGCGGGCGCACAGGGTGTCCACAATGCTGAGTTCGCGGGTCAGGTTGAGAACCTGGTGGTGCGGGATTTTGCCGAAGAGCCATTGGCGGTCGGCGTGGTCGTCGCCGTACTGGGACGGCTTGCCTGGGCGTTCACCATTGGTGGATGAGAGGAGCCAAGCGGCGGCGTACTGATCCAGCACCTTGCCCGCGTCAATGAGTTGGAGTAGGCGGTAGCAGGGGGTTCGGCGCAAGTGCCGGGTGATCCCCCACCCCGAGACAGGTTCCTCGATGTGGTCAAGGCCGGGTGTCCAGTCAATCCCGTCATGGCTCAGTGGTTGCATCCTGCGCTCCTCTGTCTAAATGGGGGCCACCAGATGTCCGGGTTCTGGTGGCAGGGCATTGGGTCTCGCGGAAAAGATCTAACCGCGCCGGTCCTTCCCTACTTCCCCATGTGGGTCGTCACGTGGTAACGGTTCAGTTGGTTGACACCACGAATCCGCATCACCACTATCCGGCTGTTTTTGCCCGCGTCACCGTGGTATCGGTGCGAGGTAATATCATCAGGCCCCATGAAGTAGTCCAACTCCCTCTGAAGTGCGTGGGCAGTTGGGTCAGACATCTTGGTGAGCTTGCGAATGCAGGACTGCAGCTCAGGGTCGTCAGGGTTGGTGCGGGCCAAGAACTTGGCAGCAGTCTGGGGCACACCCGAATCTGACCAAGCTGACAAGATGCGGTTGATCGGCTTCATGCGTCCAGTCATTGCGGCACCTCGCCAACTTCACCCATGGGCAACTCAGGCGTAGGAATCATGTCCACAATGGTCTCCCAGGAAGACCACGGCAGCACCACCAACGGCTTGGTGCGGTCCTCAATGAGGAACAGCATGTCGCTCTCACCCATCCACCGCTTCAGGGTCTGCCAGCCCTCTGCGTTGGCTCTTGATTTAACTTCAGCCCTCACCAGCAAGCCATTAGGCAACTTGACGAGGATGTCATCTTTGAAGTAACCACCAGCGGCCCCGGACAAGGGGATACGCTGGGCCTTGAAACCAAGGCCCTCAAGGAGTTCAACCGTCTTTCTTTCGGCTCTCGCCCCCTTGTCCCTGCTGAACTTACCCATTGGTTGTTGCCTCCTTGAATAACCTGCCCTGGTGCTGGCCGTGGTATTTCAGGCCCGCTGCCTCACGGGCGGCAATGGCCTCCTCAATCGTCTTGAAGACACCTAGGTAGATGCTCTTCTTGTTGGCCGTGATAGCGGCACGCCACTTCCCAGTCTGTTTAACCTTGGAAACTCCACGCACACCACTGGTACTCAACGATGTCGGGCCAGACCTGTGACAATTATTTTGTGCGGCAGTAGCTAGTTCCAGATTCTCAATCCGGTTGTTGGAAGGGTTATGATCCTTGTGGTTCACCACCATGCCATCCTCAGGCCACTCGCCGTGGTACATGGCCCAGATGATCCGGTGATTTTTAAGGAACATGCGGTCCAAACAAGTAACGCGGTAGCCCTTGCGGTCTATGGTTCCCGCAGGCATTCCAGGAAGAATGCTTTGTGAAGCTCGGATCCTCCACAACAGCAGTCCTGTTTCCGCCTCATAAACAAACACCTCATGCAGGCGTTCAAATGTCGGATGTGGCTTCATCATGGGTTGGGTTCCTCAGATAAGTCCCGGTCTCTCCCGGGTGTCACACCACATCCCACAATGGAAGGTGTCGCCACTGGAAAGCAGACGGACGACCCGCGGGCGCGGCTAAGTGGATATCGCCCTTGCCTGCCGGTGGATCATGGAAGCTCAGACCACTCATCCACGACATACTTGCCGTGTACACCGCGGAAGGTTCCGATGCCAATCGCCAGACCGGCCTCCTCAATCAGGTTCTTGATTTCTTGTTCCTTGATCTCCCGGTTGGGGATGATCTCCAGGATGAAACGCAGTTCCCACGGACAAGGGAGGAGGGGCCGCTCCTTCGGGTTGGGAATACCCTTGTCCAGCCGCGCCACGATACGGTGCAGACTGATCCCGGACAGTGGGTCCTCGGACTGGTTGGGAGCGATGGTTCCCATGTGGATGGGTTTGCCGTCACGCAAAAAGGGGATGTAGTCACCGCCGTCTTCCGCCGAGATCATCACAAAGCTCAGGCAGGCGTTAGCGATATCCTTGTACTTCCGCTTGTCACGCAGGCGTTTTGGGGCGGAGTTGGTATTGTGGGCAGATAACAACGAACTGATGTTCATCGCTGGCAAAGAGATTGCCCCCCTCTTGGGGTGCAGATAGACCTTCTGCCACCACTCCAGCTTGGTCTGATTGTCGCCCGGGTATCTGTCGAACATCGCCGCTTTGATCCCGCGCAGACATACACGCCTCCGAATCATCTTTGTCCTGGTGTCGCTCTTGACCGCTTCGACCACTGCCATCTTTTGCCTCACTTCCCAAGTAACCAAACGCCCCCGAAGTGGGGGATAGGTCGTCTGGAGGCTTGCACTCCAGTGCCGCTAAGTCCGACCACCTTGCCTTGCCCAGCCAATCCCAGCCAAGCCACGCCAAGCCCAGCCACTCCCTGCCGCGCTTCCCTTTCGGGATAGGTTGTCCGGGCGCTTGCAACCCGAGATGCCGCTAAGTTCAACCACCTTGCCTCGCCCCGCCGTGCCGAGCCCGGCCATGCCCAGCCCAGCCCGGCCATGCCGAGCCATGCCGCTCCTAGCCTTGCCATGCCCCGCATTGCACCGCCTTGCCATGCCCTGCCAAGGCTCATTCACGACTTGTGGTCGTGATGATTTCCACACACCGCTCCCACAGGGGGCCACCAACCTCGGCCTTGATATGGCCGGTGATGACGCCCAGGAGGGCCGCCCGGGCCAACTCAACCTGCTGCGTCCTCTCCACGAGCAGGCCGAGTTCGGCCAAGGCAGTTGCTTCATCAGGAGACAAGGGCACTCTCCTGAGATCGTTTGGCCAGTTCCACAATCATGCGGAAAGCTGCCCCCATGTTGCCCGGGGTGATTTCGCCCACGTTAATGGACTGGATGGCCCTCCTTGGCTCATCCCGCCACCCGCTGCCGTACCTGTCCTCATATTCTGAGAGAAGGCCAGCATCGGAATACTTGCTCACCCTCACCTGCACACCACGCGGACACCCGCAGCTGAACGAGATGAGAGGTAGCTGATCACGCCTAGGTCCGCGGTTGGGAACCTCAACAAGGCCCCTCCCGTTGCATGTGGTGCAACCGCCGCAGTTCTTCGCCACATGGGACTGCAAAGAACGAAGGTGGTCCTCCACGAAACCCTTCTGGCCATGTCGGATCATCTGGTTGACCGCCTCGAGCAGCGCGTCTCCGGTGGCTCCCATCTCACGCACCAAGATCTCAGTCCATTCCTGATAGATCCCGGTCGTGAAACGAGCGCCGAAGTAGGCATTGTGCTTCTGGATCCACCTGGGGCGGTCGTCAGTGCCGAACATCATTTGACCCCCCAGTCAAACCCGCCAACCTCGTCCTCCAGGGCTCCCAGTTGCGCCTCAGTCAAGCGACCCTCGGTGGGTAGCTCACCATCAGGCAGGTCCTGAGCAGGGGCTGTTGCCTTTGACTTCGGCAGGTAGACCTCGTACTCAGGCCAGAACCCACCATCGTTGCGTGGGGATTTGCCCTCCTTTGCCCGCAGGTCCACGACCAGACCGGTAAGCATGGAGCGGTTGCCTGCAATGCTGGCCAACGAATCCTTGAAGCCAAGACGCTCCAACTTCTGCTGGGTCCACGGCAGGGCACGCTGGGTGAGGTACAGCTTCACCAGCACCTGTTCACCACCTTCCGTGAACACTTCTAGTTCGACCCATCGTGAGTCGTTGCGTACCGCAACTGCGGTGGTCATGATCTTTGCGCGGTGATATCCGATGCTTAGAGACATAGGTGTCCATTCCTGTGATTGATGTGATGACGAGAAAGCTCGGGGACCAACGGGTCAGGATGTGAAGTGGTAGGGGTGAGCGGCCCCAACCTCCTGACCCGTTGGTGGATTAGGAGTTGGCCTCACGCACGCCGTTGACCATGCTGGCCATCTGGCCCGCTTCTGATTCCGTCATGCGACGGGTGGGTTGTTGACCACCAAAACGCTGCGGGCTGTCAAATGTCTCAGCCTCCTCAGGCGTGTAGCAGGCGACCACTGTGAGTGAAGGCGCGAACATGCGGATTGCTGCGGTCAGGGCCCGCGAGAACAGCATCGCCTCGGGGTACTGTTTCCAGACGGACTTGCCAAGCAACTCAGCCCGCTTGGCCATCTCAATGCTGAACCGGAATTTGCCAACCGATGCCCACGCACCATCCACCCGGCGCAAGATTTCCACCTCGGCGGCCTTGTCCGTGTTTTCTGTGACCCGGTAGTCAAAGCTCCCTGAACGCTGCACCAACGCACCCAGCAGGGTGGCAGACAGCACCAGCTTGCCCTGCACGATGTGGATGCTGCCAAGGGCTTGGGCGGCAGGAATCTGAAGCTCCTCGGCCATTTGCAGAATCATCAGGGCCGTGCTGACCGTCAGGCCCTTGTACATGCCGCTCTTGACTGCGTTGGCCGCGACTAGCTCGTTGGCGGTAGGAGCCGGTTTCGACTCCTGGTTACTCGGTTGCGGACTCGGCACGATGGCCAAATCCGTGGTGACAGGTTGATTCATATTTTTTTCCCAAACATGTTCACTAGCGTACCAACCGGCGTATTCAGTCACGGTGACTGGGTACAGGTGGTCACAGGATTCTGGGTTCAGGCAGGCAGGTTTGCAAGCCGTGACTTGTCAACCTGTCAAGTTTCGCTGTAAGCTGGTGACAGGGTTGGATTTCCGAAGACACCTTCTAGGGAGGCTGAATGTGAGCAAGGGCAAGGTAGATAAGTCAGGCGATCCGAGGGACGTTAACCTGACGGTCAGGTTGGACCTTGAGTCCAAGGAGCTGCTGAACATGGTGGCGATGGCGTTGGGCAAAACCGAGAAGGAGTTGGCCATCCAAGCGGTGATGGAATTCTGCACCGAGCAGCTACCACTCGTCACTGACCGCATCAACGAGATGCAGCGCCGGTTCCAGGCAAAGCTAAAGGCAGCTAAGGGCAAGTAGGTCCATTTGGCACGGCGTGTGCTTACGCATGCGCGGGCGTGTACTATTCATCATGAACTACGTTAGTAGTTCATGTAGCACTGACGGGTATGGAGGTCAGTTACCCACCACCCTGAGGAGACTTGGCGATCAGCAGTAATGGGTTTGCACAAACGATTCAGCAGTGCGGTTGGTACACCGGTACGCCTGGCCGGTTAACCACCACCACCATTTTTCGGCGGCAGGAAAAACCCCATAACCGACCAACCCGACACATCCCACAGGGTGGAGGGGTGCAGGGGAGGAGGGGGCTGCAACCCGGCATCCCGTCACCTCCAGAAGGTCTTGCACGATATGCGGTGATGTGGTAGAACTGATATACGCACCCGTAGCTCAACTGGACAGAGCATCGGTCTTCGGACAAGATGCTTACATGTGATGCAAGTAGCTTTGTTTCCAGCGTAACTGGTCACCGGACCTTCTAGTCCCTCGTTTGACCACCTCATTCAGACCAACAGACACCAGCATGGCCAGAATGGCCCCTATTTTGCGTTCTGGCGGGCTTTTGCGCCCCAAGGTGACGGATCGTACCACTTTGCACTCTGCGTGGCTTAGAACGCAAAAACGCCAGGGAAGGCCCCGGCGTGGTATAGCGTCCGATATCGTGTCCGGTTGTGTCCGGGTGTCCGGTGAGGGTGTCCGGACAGGCGTACCAGTTGGCTTGGTATCAGGAATCCGTGTTGCCTAGGCCACCCAGAATCCCATCCATGGCGGACGCGGCATCCCGGCTCAACTTGGCCGACCTGCGGGCGTAGTGGCGCATGGTGGTTTCGATGGAGGAGTGTCCTAGGCGTTGCTGGACTGCGGCAATGGGCAAGCCCGCCTCAAGCAAGAGGCTGGCACAGGCATGGCGTAGATCGTGGATTCTGAGGTATATCCCGGCCCGTTGGAGGGCGGGTTTCCAAGCCCGACAGTGCCAGTTGTGGGCATCGAGGTGACCACCGAATCGGTTGCGGAACACCGGTCCGCGGTTCAGCTTTGGCTGGATATCCCGCAGAAGTGCCACCGTCCGGGCGGACAAGATCAAGTCCCTTTCGGCGCCATCCACCTTGAGCCCTTGGAACTGGCCCAGGGTGTCCAACGCCCTGTCCACCAACACCGAGCGGTTGGTTAGGTCCACCCGGTCCCATGTTAGGCCCAATGCCTCGCGGATCCTCAGGCCTGAATCAAGCAGGAAGGTGACGAGGGCCCTGTCCCGTGGCTTACTGAATGCTGCGGGCAGTTCCAATGCGCGGTGAATGCCTGGGCGATTGGTCAAGGTTTTGACCTTGGGCCCCTTGCATGGAGCCACCGGGTTTGCCCCAACCAGCCCGACTCGCATCGCCCAGTTCAGCAAGCTCTTCAGGGTCTTCAGGGTGCGGCGGCGTAGCTGGTTTGAGCCAGCCCAACGCTCCAACTTGGGTGCGGTCAGGGTTTCAGGTTCCACATCGAACAGGTCGGCCAGCCGTTGGAGTTCCACCCGGTAGCTGATCCTGGTGGTCCTTCTCAGGTCAGTCCTATCCGCCAGCATCCGGGTCAACAATTCCCTAATAGTCATCGGGTCTCCTCCGTTTGGGTGTGAGCAAGTATCCCAGTGACATATTGTCATCTTGTCAACCCGGCGGCAGGGGGGTAGTTTGGGTTGCTGGTACGGAAAACAACAGGAATCCGGGTGTGCTGATGGGTGCTGAAAAAACAGGTCTAGATGGAATCCAGGTTGCAGCTGCGCCGACGAAAGCCCAGAAGCAGTGGGGGCGGCAACGGGTCCGGGAGAGACTACAGCGGCAACCGGCATTGCTGTTCTGGGCCGCCCACAAGGTTCGCCCACCGCTGGGTATCAGCCCTGAGGAGTTCGTTTCGGAGCTGACCATCAGGGTGGTTCACGCTGGCTACAAGTACGACAAGACTAAGGGTGCGTTCACCACATGGTTGCTGTGGCAGGCACGGGCAGTTCGGACGCAACTCATGCGTCACTCGGAGGCCCAATGCCGCGCTTCCACTACCGTCTCAATCGAGGACCTGACCAACGTCATTCCCTGCTCTGGTGACCACTTCGGGTGGGTACGCCGGGAGCATGACCGGGCAACCGTGGCAAGGGTGATGTCAGGCATCAGCAAACGTGATCAGAAGATCTGCAAACACCTGATGGCAGGGCTATCGATGACCGAAACCGGTGCCAAGGTGGGCATGTCCCGGCAGGCAGTCTGCTACGCGGTGGATCGTCTCCGCGAAAAGGTTCGACGAATCGGAATCACATGGGAGGCAGCATGAACGCTGAAGAACTGAAGGGTCTGGAGCAGGGCAGTGAGGCTTGGAGCCGTTGGCGTGACGAGGGTTTCGGCAGCAGTGATGCCTGCCAGATGGCCGGGTTCTTCGGGGGGCTCAAGAAGCTGAAGATGGAGAAAGCCCCCAACGCCCGCATGGCAAGGGGCACCGCGCTGGAACCCGCCGCCCGCATGAGGTTCATTGAGACGACCCAGTGCTGGATCCGCCCCGGGTGTTTCCAGCACGCTCAGTACAAGTTCTTGCGGGCGAGTCTGGACGGTATCAGTGACGACCACAAGATCATCGTCGAGATCAAGTGCCCAAGCTGGAAGGTCCACGAGATGGCCTTAGGTGGGGAGGTGGTAGACTATTACCGTCCCCAGGTGAACTGGCAGATGTTAGTCATGGGTCATCAGTCCATGCTGTTCGCCTCGTTTTTCCCTGACACTCCGCGCCATGAGGAGCAACTCGCCATCGTCCGGGTGGATGCTGACACGGCCATGCAGGAAAACCTTTTTGACAAGGCTAGGCAGGCGGCGCGGGCAAGGGGGTGGTGGAATGATTGACCACTACCGGATTGACACCCCCGGGATCATCTCGTTCTCGGGTGGAGCCACCAGCGGATTCATGCTGTGGCAGGTTTTGCGGGCTTATGGAGGAACGCTGCCCGACGACATCAAGGTGGTCTTCGCCAACACCGGTCTGGAACACCCTGCCACCTTGGAATTCATCCGGGATGTGGAGCAGAACTGGGGAGTCAAGGTCCATTGGCTGGAGTACCGCCCCAAGAAGTCTTGGGTGGAGGTCACCTACGAGACCGCCAGCCGCAACGGGGAGCCGTTTGACATCCTGGTGGAGGAGCGGCAGTACCTGCCCAACCCTGTGACTAGGTTCTGCACAGTGGAACTGAAGATTCGCACCATTGATCGGTGGGCAGAAACCCTTGGGTTTAACGATGGGCACACCGAGGTGGTCGGTCTGCGCTATGACGAGCCGCACCGGGTGACCCGGATCAAGTCCAACAGTAGGCGCAACGAGGTCGATTGCCCCATGTACCATGCCCGCCACACCCTGGAGGACGTGGAACGCTTCTGGCAAGAGCATCCATTCCGGCTTGGCATTCCCCGCCTACTCGGTAACTGCGTGGGTTGCTTCCTGAAGGGAAGGGACAAGATTCAGAGGATTGCCAAGGAAGACGCGGGGTCCTTGGAATGGTGGGCCAGCCGTGAAGAGCGGGCCATCGGGCGGAAGGAGGATGGCACCGCCAAGATTGGCCGGTTTCGTTCAGACCGACCCTCCTACCGCGGATTGATCCAGATGGCGGAATCCCAACAAGAGTTCCGCTTCCCTGACGATGACACACTACCCTGCCACTGCACAGATTGAGGCGAGAATGATTGAGTCCAAGGTGGAAAAGCGGCCCAGTCCGCATGGTGGCAAAGAGTTTCACATCGAGTGCAACGGCGTGGTCGTAGGCAGCGTGCTGCCGTATGGTGACCCACCGACAGATGGCAAGACGCGCAAAAAGTGGAAGGCCATCGTGAACGGTGTCCTGCATGGCATCTATACAGGCCAGCAGGGACGCATAATCGCAATCAGAGTGGTCAAGCACATGTCCAAGCACTTGCGTCTGGACATTCAGGCTGACGCGGACTTGGACAGATAGGTCACAGAACCGCAAGGCCCGGAGGATCAGTCCCCCGGGCCTCTGCCTTACTTTACTTGTCTTTGGCCGGTCTCCCCGGCGGTCTGTCCTTGACCAACTTGAGGTCCTTTTCCCGCACCACGTGCATTTTGCCAACACGCTGGCTGGGCAACCGGCCCGAGGTGATTAAGGCCACCACTCGGCGCTGGGTGATTCCCAGCCGGGTGGCAGCTTCGTTGGTGGAAAGCAGATTCATACTTCCTCGGATTCAGTAATAAACTTATGAGCTGCTCCGGGGATGTGGCACTGTACCAACATTTCGCAAGATGGATCTTCAGGTGCATCGTCTACCGCGTAAGCCACACGCCTCTCACAGTACTCGTTTAGTTCCGTCCAGCCGTTTTCGTCTGGCTCCAGATTGTAGTGAGCCAACCACCTGAAAAGGTCGGTCAGGTCGTTAAAGGTTTCGTTCTTGCCGTTAGACATTTTCGCTTCGATTGTGTACATTTTAACCCCTCTTGTGTCCTGTCAGGTTTTCGTACCTGACAACCTCATACTATACCCATATCGGTATAGTTGCAAGGGGTGATTGAGAGAATTTTTACACCTGCACCTTTCCGATGTACGTGTCACAGGTGGCGCAGCAGTCCAGCCCATCATGGATGACCCGGGTGCATTCGCCAAACTTGGAGCAGGTGTACACATCAACGGTCCCGCACCTGCATTTCAACGGCTGGTTGCGGAGCTTTTCCCCCAAGTAGGTGCAGGGCAACTGGATCCGCTCCAGCCCACGACGGTCCATGGGCGGGGAGTCCGGGCTGGGAGCCGGGGCCGGGGCGAACCTGGTGGCCGTGTCCTTCTTGATGCAGGGCTCAGGGAGAATCGGGTCCGAGGGGAACCGGAGCGAGTGCAGCCACATCGTCAGCTTGTGCTGGTCGAAGCGCAGCTTGTACACATACGGACTGCCGGTGGTGACCACCTTGTCCATCGTGACCTCGCAGAAGTCCCAGTCCATCTTGCTGCACTTGTCCGGGCTGGTCGGGTCTTCCCCCTGGGAGATCCCGTGGCACGCCCAGATTTTCCCACCGTCCAACTGCTTGATGACGATAGACCCGGTGCCGTTGGTCTGGATCTCCTGGACCTGGGCGACGGCTTCCCCAGGCACGCCGATGGAGACCACCTCGGGGTAGTAGCAGGGGATGGCATCGTTCTTCTGGGACTCCCAGCGCCCCCACGCCTTCATTATCACCTTGTCGCATCCGCAGTAGGGTCCGTACTGGACGGTGCCATCGTTCACCAGGAACCGCTTGCCGCAGTCTGTCTGGTCGGCCCCGATCTGGGTCATCCAGGGGAGCCCGCCGTCGGGCTGGGTGATGACCCTGAAACAGGTGTGCCAAGCTCCGTCATTGCTGTCGTCCTTGATCGGGAACCACATCCCGCAGATGGGGAAGGAGTTGCCACCGCCACCGCACCCCTCACGCATGGACTCAAGCCCCAAGGTGATCCCCGCACTCGCCACCCCGTCGCCCTCGCCAGCGATCGAGGTGTCCACGCTGATGGGGATGTACCGGCGCATGGTGATGGGTTGGCCATTATCGGCCCGGATCTTCTCGATGTCCCAGCGGGTGGCTGAACCATAGCCGTTCCACTTGCTGCCGTCCCAGACGAACGCCCAGCCCGCCGGGGTTTGGGGCGGGAACGGGTCGGGCAGGAACTGGAGGGGCGGGTCCTGTTCCAGCGACCACTGCGTGGTGTAGATGTCACCGCGGGCGGCCCCTGCTGGTGGCGGATAGGTGCGGGTTTCCCCGGCCCAGCGCACATAGGAGGTGCCGGAAACCGGGACGAACTGCCGGGACCGATACGGGGTGGCGGTACTGTCGTTGGGTCCGAGTACCTCCACCACCTCGATGTTCAGGGAGGAGTAGGGGGACCAGATCGAGCGGGGACCCAGCACTTGGCAGGTCCACTTCAGGTTCATGGTGTACTCAGAGGTGGGACGCACCTCGACACGGTGCCGGAACTGTTGCGCGGCGCTGCGGTTGGTCGCCGGGTTCAGGTAGCTGACCGAACCGAAGATGCCTTCCCCCGCAAACAGGCCCGGGTCCGGTTCCTGGTCATAGCCGGGCTGGACGCATTTCAGTTGCGTCATCTTCGGGTACATCCCCTGCAACCAGATCGAGGGGGAGGGCTCCAGCGCGTCAGTGGGGCAGAAGTCTCCGGAATAAAACGAGATGAGGAACCGTCCCCCGAACTGGGGAAACCCGATCGTGCAGAGTGAGCAGTCCAGACTGGTTTCGATGAGGGGTGGCGCATCCGCGCAGATCTCGGTGCCAACGGAGACTCGGTTACCCATGGGGTCCTCAGGCTGTCAGGTAAGTGGAGACGGGTTCCAGGCCGATCAGAATGTTCTCGGGCGCGGCGGGGTTGCCGTCAGCACCCAAGATGTTGAACTGGATGGGGAAGTCCCAGGCCCCGGCGGACATCTTCGGATCGACAAAGCCGCACAAATACGGGCGGTTGATCCAAGGCTGGTCGGTGACCAACCCGTCGTTGTACCACCAGTACCGGGTGCGGGCGACGAGCGGACTGCCCAGGTTGGGGTTGTCGCCCACCATGAACAGGTGCGAGGACAGCGAGAAGAACTGCTCCCGGTGGTTCACCTGGCGGGTGCGCTTGCCCGTCTGCGGGTTGATTGGAGAGCGGTAATCGTCGGGCAAAAACACCTTCTTCTGGATGTACCGGCCCGGCTTCGACGGATCCGGCACATAGTTCGTTGCATCGGCAAAGTGGATGAACCCCATGCCGAAGATTTGCTGCATCGTGTAGCCGATATACGACCCCATGGAGGTGCCGTTCTCGTCATAGACGGGCATCGGGGCGCAGAAGGGCAAGAAATGCTTGAAGGCCCCGTCGGTGTCCAGATCCGGGTCCGAACCGCCGTCCTCATAGTGACGCACCGCCAGCAAAGGTTCCGGCACTCCCTCGTTCGTCCACAGGTAGTGACCCGGGTGCAGGTGCCCCATCCAGTCGGACTGACCGTAGACCGGCTGGTCGGCATCGAGGAAGTCGAACGACATGCGCCCCTTGTAGTCCCGGTTGTTCGGGGATTCCTTGCGCTTCAGGCGGCGGCGCAGCGAATGGCAGAGGATGCCATGCTTGATCGGGGGACCCGAGGCGAATGTCTTGTACCCGGTGTTGCCGATGATCTCGGGGCGATACTTGGACCGCTTCCTCCACGGCTCAAACTCGGCGGTCTTGAAGTACACATCCCGGCCATCCCTGGACTCCAGGAGGACGGGTTCCTTCTGCGGGTCGAAGGTGGAATCGGGGTGCCGCCCGTAGATGACCCCGCGGCTGTAGGTCGAACCCGGCAGGGAAAAGACCGGCAGGGGTTCGGTCCCAGGCTTGTCGGCGGCCACGCTGCCATCGGCCAAGGTGTTGAATCCACAGGCGCAGGTGCCCGCGTTCTGGTTGGTGCCACCCACCGAACCGAAAACGCTGTAGACGCTCACCTGGCGGTAAGGCCAGACGATGTTGGTGTTGCCATAGGTTCCCCAGGTCGCGGGTTTCACCAGGCACTCACCGGCCAGCAGTTCGGCATAGGCTCCAGCGACCATGTCAGGGTCCCTCGTAGTGGATGCGAATGGGGCCGATGCAGGTCTCGGTCTGATAGGTGCCGACGACCTCCAGCTTGGTGATGCCGTTCACCCGGCTGCACCAGGAGGTTGCTCCCGGCTGAAGCGATCCGCTGCCGCCGACATACCAGCGCGGCTTGCCAGCGGGGTCTGTCAGGAGCGGGTTCTGGTCGATCGTGTCGGAGACCGGGAACTCGGAGCGGGTGTTGCTGCTGTAGTCGAACGACCCGGTGGTCAGAACGATGCCGAAGTTGTCCAACCCGCTCCACTCGTAGGTGTAGGTGCAGGGCCTGCGGGGCATGGCCGAATCCTTCACCGTGTAGCCACCGCAAAGGTCGGGACCGGTCCATGCCGGGTTTTTGACCACCGGACCCACATCGATGAGCAGGGCACCTGGGAGCCTGCCAAGACCCCAGCATTGGAGGTAGACGGGACGGTATGGCACCTGGGGCTGCTGCCCCTTGCAGTTGAACTTCGCCATCAGATTTCCGCCTTGATGATATAGAGGAGGATCACATGGTCCGGGGCCGTCTCGGTGTCACCCCCGGTGATGGTGTGGACATGGTCCGCCTCACGCCCGGTCCGGCCCTGCATGAAACCGCCAGGGGATGTGTTGCCCGTCATGCTCCCCGGCATCACGCCACCAGAGTGGTCGTGACCGCCCGCGGCGGATGCCTTGAACGGGGTCTTGGGCATACCTGTCGTCCATGCCTTCTTGGACAGCAACGCCCCAGTCTTGTCACCCTTGCCTCGCACGAACTGGTTCCGCAGGTCCGGCACATACCGGTCTCCCAGGACATCGAACAGTTCAGGGAAGACCGTGGGGTCAAACTCCTTGCCGTCGCACTCCAGCCAACCGTTGGGGATGGTGGAGGTGCCCCACATGACGATGGTGCCGACGGGACCGCCCGCCGGGGGACCCTGCACCGGGTCCGGGATGGACTCACAGGCGAGTTGGTAGCCGACGGTCATAATCCCGGCGGTGCAACCGACATGGGACACCCGCGGGCAGTTTTCCGGGCCCGCCACAGTGCCACCACCACCACCACCGCACCCCTCACAATCCTCGGCGTTGTAGGTCTCGGTGAACCGAACCGACAGCGTGTCGTGCCACTCCGAATGCCGCGCATACACCCTGGTGGTCACCGAATCAGCGTTGACCGTGATCTCGAGGCGGTCTTCACCACCCGTCAGGGTGAACGGCTTTGCGTCCGCAAACGTCACATCCTGGTGGATGAACCGCCATCTCAGGGTCTCCTTCAGGAAAGCCTTGGCGTAATCCTCAGCCTTGGCCGTGTCGGAGACCTTGCACCGAAGGTGGAAGTTGCGCCCGCCATGCCACCTTGTGTGGCCGGGCCAAGTGTCCAGCGTGTCCGCCACCACATCGATTGCCGTGTCCGACCCGTAGATGCTGAAGGCTCCACCCTTGGGCAGCACGATGGGGGCAGGGTTGTTCCGAGATCCAGCAATCACCCCAAACCCTGTGACGGGTGTCACCAGAGGCAGGGCCTTGTCATAGGTCTGCAGGGCGTAGTCACCACTCAGTTGCCGCACATACCGCCGACCGATGCAGTAGGCCGCGTTGTCGGCCAGCACGGGCAAGCCTGGGGAATCCTTGGGTAAGTCGTAGAACAAGCCGCCAGGGTAGCCGAACTTGGCATCGATGGTATCCACCGTGCAGTTGATTGAAGTCGATTCGTGGACGGACTTGAACCAATCCTCCCAGGTCAGGGAAGACTTCATGTCATGCAGGCAACCGGCGAGGAGGAAAAAACGCTCGTCCACCAAGGGGAGCAACCATAGCTGGCCGGGGTCCTTGTAGTTACCAGCCGGGTCAGTCTCCACATCAACCGGCAGTAGTCCGTCCCCAGTCAAGGGTTTGCCCGCGACCTGCACCGGGGTCAGCAGGTGCATTTTGACCGTGATGTCCTTGCCGATCCTCAAGTCAGCAGGCTGTCGTTGCTGGGCCCCGGGGGTATCCACCACCCTCAGAATTCGGTCTAGCTGCGAATAGGTGCAGCAGAAAAGGGCGCTGGCGTACCGGCTCAGACCGGTTGGCCAACTCAGACGGCTTAGCCTCATTGCGGGCTGATCCATGCCCTGAAGACACGGCAGACTGCCAATCGTGGCCTGACGCTGTTCGGATATACGCAGGTCAGCAGTGGAGAGGTACGAGTCTAGCCACCCCTTCAGTTCACCGGTAACAAGTGGTAGTGGTTCACCAGCATAGGATAGCATCTGATCTCCTCCATCAACCGGGTACGCATTATTTCCAGCATACCAGTGGACAGGATGCAAGGATCGTGTATACAATCCGTTGACATGTTTACGCTACCGGAGGAACCATGAACACGATCGAGCAGTCTCTCTGTGATACCGAAACGACCCTGACACTGAACGGACATGGTCGTCAGTACCTGTACCAGTTCAGCCGGGTGGATTCTGACGGGTCCGCCCACAGCACCCACTTCGTGCGTTTTATGATGCCCCACGGGTGGCAGTACCTCGGGGTCTACCAGCCCCTAAATGGCTGGCTCCTACTGACCCGTGCATCTCGCATGGAATCATCCCACGAGGCAGTCCGGGCACTCAGGTGGGTCCTTGGGCGGATTTGGGCAGAGGACGCAGCAGGCATTGAAAACGGCGGGTTTACGCTGGAGTTTACGAAACCGGCCCAGCCTGAGGAATTAGCGGATCGGGATTCTGCTCATCCAGCAAACGCGCGTAATCAATGAGCGACATGGAACCTAGCTCCTTCGTGGAGTAGGTGTTCGGCAGGTCCAATTCGTAGGCAAGCTGAATCAGGTCAAACGAGTCGAGGCCGGTGTCCCGCAATGGGGTGCTGGCCTCGATCTTTTCGTCGGTCAGTTCAGACAGCTTCCGATAGATGAGGTCGATCGTGGTCATGGTGGAGTCCGTTCGCCATGATGTGGAAAAACCCGGGAGGACAGTCCCACCGGGTCACCGAACAATGTAACAGGTTGCCGGGATACTACCATCTGTTGCAGGCGTAGAACATGCCGTTGGCGCCCTGTGACACGCCAGTCTCCCTCGGGTATCCACCCGAGCGTGGCTTGCAGGTGTTGGCGATAGCCTGCGCCGCAGTCGCCCCCATGCCCACGCCCTCAAACCCGGAATTGCCCCCGAAGTGCCCGATTCTGCCGGTTCGGGCCATGTATTCGCTCACGCCCTGAGCGCTGGAGAACACCCCCTGAACCGCACCTTGCGCGGCGTTGGCGGTCGTGTTGACCGGTCCACCACCACCCCGCCGGAACACGCCAAACGGGCCACTGTGGGCAGCTTGCAGGATTGATATCAGCAATAGGATTGCGAGTGTTCGCATCAGTCGGACTCCGTCCCGAGAGAAACCTGCGGGGCACATCCACAGGGTGGAGAAGCATGGCATGGCCGCCAGAAACCGGTTCCCCAGCAGACCGCCGGGGTCAATTCACGCATCAGTTGCCGAACTCGTAGTAGGTCGTCCGGCGTGGGCGACCAACAGGAGCGGGCCGGGTTGAGGGGGCTGGCGCGGGAACTGGGTCCACCACGGGCTTGGAGAAGGATTCACGACCGACAGCCAGCAGTCCCTTGCTGGAGACGGTGAGGTCACCGGTTTCGGAATCCTTCTCGATCCGGTAGAGTTGACCGCCCCTCAACAGGGCTGGTTTACCATCGGACAGGACAACGACCTTGCCAGCACGTTGTGCCGCCTCCGCAGCACGGGCCTCAGCGCGGATACGCAGGGGACCAGCTTGGGCAACGGACAGCATGGACAGCATGGACACGGCAATCAGGACATAGCGCATAAAACACCTCGTACTCGTCGGGGGTGCCCCCTTGATATCAACCCGGCACCGGGTGTATGGCCTGAGAGTGGAGGGGGTGCCTGACGCGCACGGCCCTGTCGCCTGCCGAAGCACCACTCCCAGGTTGGTCACCAGGACAGCTTCTTCAGTGGGAAACCATCCACGTTGCTGTGAGACCACGAGTCCCCACAGTCCAGCATTCGTTCAACAACTGACTTGTCGGCCCAAAACCCTTGGAGCGGCATGTCGTCAGGGTATCGACCACCTGAGAAATACGCCGTGCCCCAAGAGTTGCAGATGAACAGCCCGGGCCGATCCAGACGGTAGGCAATCGCGGCCATCGAGTGGGACCAAGTACCCTTCGGGTCTGCGAACCCTTGTCCGTCCCGTGTGCTGGAGAAACCCTGCTGGCTACAGAGGTTCACCCCATAACCTTGGGCGAGGGCCTGAACACAATCCTCGAAGGATCTCATCTGGGTGATTGCGCCGACCTTGTTGTCGCGGGCCTCACCGAGTAACTCTTGGGGAGGTCCACTGGACCCCCAGTCCCGGCATCGGTCTTGGTTGTACTTGCGGCAGTCATACTGCCCGTGCTGGGCCTGTTCCAGGATGCCATAGTCCCTGACAGCCTTGGCGACCCACACGCCAAGGGAGCCGTCTCCCCGGCCCAGTTGACCTCCACCCACCTGCACGCGGCTAACTCCGTAGATGAACTCCATGCAGGGAATAAGCGGAGTCTCTTCATCCCCCATGACGGCTTCAGCTGCTTGGCTGTACATGACGGCGTGGCTGGCACCGAACGAGCAGCAACTGCCCACCTGTCCCTGGTTGAGGACAGGCCACTCGGTGCCGGTGGCTTCCTTCCACAGTCGCCACCCGAAGATTTCCTTCGGGTAGTCGCTCAGGCTTGCGGCGGGTGTGCCACCCCAGACTGGCTGGGGCAGGGTGGACTGAATAGCGGCGACCTTCTCGGGGTCATGATGCCAACCACCACCACCCTCCAGACCTTCGGGCATGTTGTTCTCTTCATCACTCATTTGCTGTTCTCCGCAAGCTTCAGGAAGATCAGGCCAAACTTCACGCCGAGGTCCTTGGCGGCCTTGCCCTTGTCACCGGACAAGGCCATTGCCGGGTCGGTCCCCACGACATTTGCCACCTCGACTCCGACACGCTCCCGAATGGCCGAGATCGCCCCGAGTGGCAGACCCTCCTCGGTGGCGGCCTTCTTGACGGCACTATTCCACTGGCCCAGGTTTTTGCCCTCGACGACCGGACCGGCCTTCGTCCAGGCATTGCCGTACTGGGTCAGACTGCGCTTCTGGTTCGGCTCCTGCAATCCACCGGCGATTGACTCAAAAGCCTGATACAGCGGGTCCTCGGTGATGTCCGCAGGCGGTGGCGGAGGTGGGGGCGGAGGAGCGGGTTGCGGTGGCTTGTCCGGGCCGAAATCCGGCTTGTCCGGACCGTGGTCAGGGCGTGGACCGGGGCTTGGGCCTGGATTCGGACCCGGGCCACCACCCACCACGATGGTCGTGATGGAGGGCGGGCTGGGCACATTGCCCTTGGCGGTGTACGCCATGATCCGATACCGGCCCGGCTGGTAAACCGTGAACACCAGCGCGGTCTTGTCAGTCAGCAGGCTGGACGGGAACACCGACAGGCCCGGGTCAAGCGGGTAGTATTCGACAGTGCCGCCATCAACCGAGATGGGCCGAACTGTTATAAACTGCCCGATGTCCGCACGAATCGTGGGCGGCAGTTCAACACGCTGGCAGAATAACGTCAGCAGTAATCCACATATCATGTCTCTATCCCCTTCGCGTCAGTAGATGGGATCGATCAGTCACTTGGCCAGCTTCTTCTCCAGCCCGTCCAGCCGGGTGTTGATGCTGTCCAACTTGGCCGCCACCTGGTTGGCGATGACATTGTTGGACTTCACCACCTCCGCCATGACCCTCGTCTGCTCGGAGATGGACTTGTTGAGTTCCAGCATCTCGGACAGCATCTTGCCCTGGTTGGCGTTAATCGGGCTCACCATCGTGCTGGTGCCCAGCAGGGTGGCCACAATCGTTGCCAGACTCGCCAACATCGGCTGGAGGGCCTGGCTGGCGATTGGCGTGACGGTCTGTTTGTCATCGCTCATGGGAGTCTCCTTATGGGGTCAACAGCAGGAAGATCGTTGCTTTGGTGCCACAGTCATCACGCAACTCCAACTCAACGCTGTCACCAGCAGGCGCGGCAGCAGGGTCGTAGGTGAACACCAACTCGGTTTTTGACATCACGCAGCAGTTGGATACCCCGTACCCACGCACTACCGTGTCGGTGACAAAGCCGTCACCGGTGACCCGGATGGTCACAGGGCCCGCGGAAAGGCTAACCACTTCAGGAGCCGCGGAGATGATGTTGGCCTTGGTCTCCAGCGTGGTGACATCGTGGCTCGGCGCAAACGCTTGCAGAGGAATTCGGCCCCAGGCATTCGTCCGCACGCAAACGAATAGATAAGAGTCGGATATCCGAATGTCCCCCGGCAAACCTGTAGTACCGGAGGTGAAGTTGTTCAGGGCTGAAATCGGGATTGATAGAGACGGGTACTGGTACGGGCTAGCCCACTCCGGTCCCTGCACGACCTTGAGGTAACCCTTGACCTGGGTGCTGCCCTCAATGTAATTCAGCGCCGCCGCCGGGTTCAGGAGAGGGTGGTAGGTGCCCGCCGCAGTACCCAATCGGACACCCGAGGAGATCGGCCCGGTCAGGTCTGTCGCCGCCGCCGCAAACGACAGGTTGCCGGTCTTGGTTTTCAAGGCGACAGTTGGTTCGGGAGCCGTGGTCTGATCAAGGCCCGCAAACACCACCTCGCGGACGGTGGAATCCTTCAGCGTGGTCGAGGCTAGGGTCGGCCAGATCTTCAGGTATTCAGCGACAGCAGGCGTACCCAAAGCGCTTGGATACTGAGGTCCGGCTGGACCTTGGATACCCTGGTCGCCCTTCGGACCTGTAGGTCCCTGTGGTCCCTGAGGTCCAGTTTCGCCCGTTAATCCTTGGATGCCTTGTGCGCCAGTATCGCCATTTAAGCCCTGATCGCCTTTTGCGCCAGCGGGACCCTCTGGACCCTGCGGACCAGTGTTGCCGGGCAAACCTTGTTGGCCAGCCTCGCCAGGCAAACCCTGATCGCCTTGGGGGCCAGCTTCGCCAGTAGGGCCCTGCAATCCTTGGGGACCTTCAGGGCCTTGCGCTCCATCCACTCCAGACGGACCTTGAATGCCCTGAGCCCCATCCGCGCCGGGTGGTCCTGCGGGTCCGGTTTCGCCCTGCGGACCTGCCGGGCCAGCGACAGTGCTGTCGGCACCGGCTGGGCCGGGGTCACCCTGCACGCCTTGGGGACCCTGCGGGCCGGTTTCCCCGGGCAATCCCTGCGGACCCTGTGGTCCGGTTTCACCCTGCGGTCCGGCAACGCCGGGTTCGCCTTGTGAACCGGCTGGACCTTGCGGGCCATCCACGCCAGATGGGCCCTGAATGCCCTGAGGGCCGACTGGGCCGCGGATTGGACCGACATTGACCCACTCCGAACCGGTCCAGACGATGCCGTCTCCGGGTTCGGCATCAGGTGGTGCGCCTGGGGGAACAGTGTCGCCCACGATCCACATATCCCCCGAATTGGGGGCGGCATCAGGCGGGTAGGTGGTCATGGTGCCCTTGATCACCACGCCGCTTCCGGCATCACCTTGGATACCCTGCTGGCCTTCCGGACCTTGCGGGCCGGGATCACCCTTGGGACCGGGTTCGCCGGGCAAACCCTGATCCCCCTGCAATCCTTGCGGGCCTTGTGGTCCGCTCAAGGACATCCAGATGGATCCGTTCCAATACAGCAAGTCATCTACGGCCATTGTTAACCTCAGGAGTGTTTAATATGTTGAGTCAGGGCCTAGGGTTGATCTTGAACGAGATCTTCTTGAGTTCCTTGCCAGGGATGCTGGACAGGTCCTCTAGCGTGCAGTCAAGACCGGCACCGTAGCCATTGGCGGCCCATGTCTTGTTGAAGGTCCGCGTGACATACCCGTTCCGCGGAATCTGAGTGCATCGGAACATGTACACTTCATTCGGATCGCCCTCAGGCCAGCCATCGAGGACGGTGAAACTCACCTCGTAATTCGGCAGGTACTCGATCTTGATGTCGTAGAGGTACGGCGGCGGTGCTTCATTAGGCCACACCTTGACCCACACGCCCCCCTTCAGAACATGGACAGCTTGGGGCACCTTCCATGCGCCACCAACCATCACACCTTTTGGGGTGGAATCAGCCCACGTACCGCCCTTCAGGACTTTCATGATCAGGCCTCCACCCAGAGGGTTCCATCAGACAGTCCGGTGACAGCAGGGGCGGCGGCACCCGCAGCGGTGACCACCACACGGGCATCGACATATTGCTTGGTAGCGGCTTGGAGCGGGGCGGTCGGGGCAGCGGGCAGGACAATTGGCACTGATGAGGTATGCTCTGCGGCCCCTATCAACAGACGCTGCTGCCCACCGCAATAAGCGCCGATGCCGGTTCCCACCTTTGACAAGTAACCGCCACCCGAGCCGAACTCCACGCCCTGGCCGGTGCCTGGGGTGGTGATCTTCTGGATGAAGGTGGCGCCCGTTGCCGTGAAGGTGACGATGTTGGCGTTTCCGTAGCGCACCGCCACGCCGCCATTGGCGCCGAAGATGTTGTAGGTGGAGGCGCCCCAGGTGAGCGACTGAACCGTGGTTGGCAGCGTGATGCCGCCGGTCATGGTTCCGCCCGCCAAGGGCAGGTAGGAACCAGCACCGCCCCCGGCGGCAACCTTGGCATCCACATACTTCTTTGTGGCGGCCTCCATGTCCACAGTCGGATCGGCAGGCAGCGTGATAGGCTTGAGCGAGGTGTGCCCCGCGCTAGCGAACTCGAACAGGATAACGCCGCCCTTCTCAACCCGCAGCGATCCATTAAGCGACTTGTATAGTCCGTAGAAGTCGGTTGAACTGCCAAGCTTCAGGGCAAACCCGGAGGGCACATCAATCAGCAGGGGCCCAGTCAGTGTGCCACCCGTCAGGGGTAGGAAACCGCCACCGACCTTGCTGTCCACATAGGCCTTGTTGACCAAGTCTGCGGTGTTGATGGGTGCGCTTGAGCATTGAGGCACCGCGAGGAATGTCGCCACCCGATCCGTTTTGCGAATCTGGACAGCAGTGCTGCCGTTGTTGCCGATGATGAAGTCGCCACCGGCGTTCTTTGAGAGATACGGAGATGTTGCTGCATCAGCTACAGCACCGAAGACTTGCGCGGTGCCAGCGTTGGTGTACAGCGTGCCAGTCATGGTTCCACCCGCCAAGGGCAGGTAGTTGGCTCCGGATAAGGCGGCGATTGATTCATCGACATACTGCTTGTTGGCCGCATGGATGTTGCTGGTGGGCAGGGGAACAATCAACGGTTTGCGGGAGGTCGCTGCCGCAGTTCCAATCTCGAACAGGATGCTGCCGTCCTGCGCCGCGAAAGCCACCGTCCCGGCGGAGTCTTGGGTGCCAATCCCGGATGTTGGCCACTTCAGGCCAGTGGACCCGGCCACATTGATTGTGCCGGTCATCGTACCCCCGGCGAGGGGCAGATACCCCGCGCCAGAGGCGATGGAGATGGTGCCGTCCGCCGCCACCGTGATCCCGGAGCCGATTTTAACAGCACCCAGGATGGTGGCAGACGCGACAGGCAGGTTGACCACGGGGGCCGCGACGAACACCAGTCCGTCCGAGCCCAATCGTGCGGTATTTCCAGCGTCAAGGGAGACCTTGTTCGGGCCAGGAACGCCCTGCGGACCGGCAACTCCCTGAAGACTAACCCAGGTGGCACCGTTCCAGTACATCAGATCATCAGCCATGACCAGTCTCCCTTCACGCTTGGATCAATTACCGTACGACAGTAGTCTTCAACCAGAAGTCGCCCTTCAGGGGAGCCGCGGGGGCATCCGGCTGAGGACCATAGACATTGATGCTGGTTCCGGCGATACCCTGAGGACCTTCAGGGCCAGCAGGACCGACCTCGCCCTGAATGCCCTGAGCGCCATCAGCGCCGGTTGGACCCGCTTCGCCAGCGGGGCCAGCTTCGCCCTGGATGCCTTGTGGTCCCGCAACGCCCGGAGGACCTTGCACGGGTCCGGCATCTCTCCAGCTGGAGGTGGATTCTTCGTAGACAAAGCCTCGAGGCGGGGCCGGTTCGGAGACCACATACAGGTCACCTTGGGCGGAAGTGGCGGGCAGAGCGGCCTCATTCTGCACGGTGTCGATGTAGCGGATGCCAATGCCCTGAGTACCCATCGGGCCCTCAACGCCCTGGATACCCTGAGGCCCTTCGGGTCCGGCAGGGCCGACCAGGGTGGCAAGCCATTCAGCCTCGGTGCCGGTGAAACCACCAGCAACGGCGGAATCATAGGCTGATGGGCCTTCTGCACCGGCAGGGCCTGCTGGGCCTTCAGCACCGGCAGGGCCTTCAGCACCAGCGACACCAGCAGGACCCTTGAGGTCCACCCACTTGGTGCCGTCATAGAAATACACACTCTCGTCCATAGCCTGAGTCTCCATTGGGCATTAGCCCGGTCACGAAATCGCAACGGTCTTCCACGCGCCGTCTTGATACACCGTCGCCGTGGTCGAGGTCTTCTCCCAGTAGTCACCAGGCTTGGGGCTGGTGGGAGGGTCCAATTGGACATAGATGGTCGGAAGGTCCTTGGAAGTCAGGATGCGGTTGGCCTCGGCACCCTGCTGGATGGCGGGACCGGCCGCGCTGTCGACGATGTATGAACCGTCAAAAACCAACCGACCAGTCTGGCCAAGCTGCACCACAGAAGGTTCAATGGTCTGCCCGCGTATTTCAGCCAGCACATCGATGGACGGCGAGACCCACTCAGATCCGTTCCAGATCAGCGTCACCCCTTCAGGTGTTGTCCAGATGGTGCCGGATTCAGGGTTTTGCGGGGCGGTCGGGGAGATCACCGCGCCGGGGCCGCTTCCACCTGCGGTCAGGGGCAACCATGCTGCGCCGTCCCAGTAGGACATTGAGTCATCGGTGGAGTTGATCCAGATCACGCCGGTCTTGCCCGGGTCCGTGGGGGCCGCGCTGGCCACCTTCGGGGAGTACGGGTCGTTCTCACTGACGCTGGAGGTGATCCATTGGCTACCGTCCCAGACGCTGATCACACCCTCAGGTGTCACCCAGATGTCGCCCAGGATATTGTTGCTGGGCGCGTTCGGGGAGACGGTGACCTTGTTGCCACCACCACCACCGGCGTTCTCCAACGGGATCCAGGCATTGCCGTCCCAGTAGTACACCGAATTATCTATCGGGTTGATCCAGATCACGCCGGGACCATTCGGGCGGGGAGGCGTGACCGTCGAGATGATCGCGGTGGCTTGGCTTGCCAGGTCCAGGATTTGCTGGACTGTGGACTTGCCAGCAGGTCCAGAATTGGCGGCCGATGCCGTGGCGACATAGTCGCTAGTGATCGGATACCTCGGGTCAAGGTCGGTAATTAACTTAGGCGTTGGGCACGTGGACACTGTCTGGACCCTCCATTTGCGGCACCAGTAGTAGAGCGGGATAAACACAACGGAACGGGAGGGACGATGTAATCACCCCAGTCTCCTGTCGGACGGACTGGCCACCCTCCGTCAGGCACATCGGTTCGGTGAGGAGGTCTGACATGTACGCCTGTATGGCGGTCAGGGCCAACTCCTCCACGGTCAGATGCTCCATCAGCGCCTGGAAGGCACGCTCCCCCTCGTCCTCGTATGAACGGGACTTGATCGTCAGCGTGATGGTCCTGCGAATGATGGTGCCGGTCGGGCCCGTGCCGGTGGCAGTACCCTCGTCGGCCACGGGGGAACCGGGCTGGATGGCGATGAGGTAATCACCCAGCATCATCGGGATCTTTTCCTGAATGCCCACCCAGGTGCTTTTTAGAGCGTACAACTCCAGTTGGGCGATGACTTCCCGGATGATGTCGGCGAATGGCGTGCGCTGGAACATCAGGCATCACCTTCCGACTTCTGCGGGGTGACGGGGCGAAGGTTCATCACCGGATCGGTCGAGGCCTGTCGAGGCATTGGATCACCGGTGGAGTCAAGGTTGGCTTCGCGGTCAGGCAACTGCTCGGAGTGTTCGTGCGGGGCCTCGCAGGCATCGTGCAGGGAATCCACCACCACAGGGGAGTAATCCGCGCCATGCATGAACTCGCCCTTGCGCCCCCACGGGTTGTATTCATTCTCGGGCAACCGGGATGCTGGCACGTTGTAAAGGTCGTTGGCGTTATGGTTCTTGCTGTAGCTGTGCAGGGTCACGCCCTCAATCACTTCCTGACCGACGATTGACTGCTCACCCGAGATCATCGGGCCGAACCGCATGTCACCCATGCCGGTGATTGCTGCACCGATGCCGAAAGCTTCAGGGGCGGCGCGCTTGTAGCCGAAGTCCATGGAGACATAGTTGCCCATGACATCGTGGGTGACCTTGAACGAGATGCTTCCGCCCGCATAGAACTGGTCGCGGAACGCACCATCAACCTTGTTGGCCACCACAGGCATTCGGGCCATCAGGACATACCAGGCAATCAGTTCAAGCTCGTATCTGGTGGATGTGGGACTGCCCATCACCTCAATCTTGATGGATTCCTCCAGCACCGGGGTGCCGTAGCGCAGGTTCATCAGCACCCGCTCGGTGCCAATCGCCCGGTTCCTGTTGCGGTCAAGCCAATCCCGGATCCACGTGTCAAGGTTCGCCTTGTTGGCGTTGAGGATGTCCTTCCATGTCCCGGGGAACAGGATGTCAGGGAGGAAGTTGCTCGGATTCACCGGCACCGCGCCAAACGACTGCTGGGCCAGATTGGTGAACTCACGCCCGCCACCCACGGTATGGGTGACCTTGAGGGCGGCCACCCTGGACAGGGGACCCTTCAGGGAGACCATGCGCTCAATATCGTTGCCACCCGCGTCCTTCAGTTCCCACTGAATCTCAGGGTCGTAGTAGTTGACGATCGGGCGCTCTTTCTCGACATCGACCACCGCATATTCCAGCGTGGTCATGTCAGGATGCGCCACCACCCGGATGGAATCCCGCTTGTAGTGCCCGGGGACCGCTATCGAGAAATACTCCCGAAACCGGTCCGGGTAGGTGGTTGCGAGGGCGATGTCCTCGGCTCGGCACTTGATCTCGCCACGGGTGGTCCGGCGGGTCAGGAACCTCTCGTCCACCTCGACCTGCTGGCTGTATTCGTGGGACAACACCTTGGGGGCATCCGCCATGCCCGTGAACATCGGGCATTGGTTCAGGTCCACCTGGATCCCGAACAGGATGCTGGTGGTTCCCATCCCGGCAATCTTCTCGACATGGGCAAAAAGCGGGATTGGCCCGAAGTTGACATCGCATGGGGTGTTGCCATGCGGGGCATCAATGAGGTAGTCACCACCGACGACATAGTACAGGCGGCGGCGCGGGACCAGCAGGGCCATGCGGATGGCGTTGTCTGATTCAAGGCCACCAATCGGGTTCAGGCGATCAGGCGCGGGTGGCAGGCGTTCACCGGGGAAGACTTGGGCGTTGGCATCGTAAATGGTCGGCTCGAGGTTGCCCGTGTCCGGGCGATACCGACCCGGCCCCAGGTAATGCTCGGAGGTGGCCTGGCTCAGGATGCCGCGCACCACCAGGGTGCAGCGGGTGTACATGTAGTTCAGGCCAGCCTTGTCCATGACTGCCTGACGCTTGAAGGACACCAGCTTGGTGATCTCCAGCACCACATCGTTGTACATGACGAAGCTGTAGCCACGCAGCATCAGTAACCCTCCTCAGAGAGGGTGGTGACCGTGCCGCTCATCCTCAGGAACCGGACCTCTTTGCGGGGCTTGAGATCCGCAAGAAGCGCCTCAACATCCACTTGGTCCTGACCGAATTCGATTGGCTTGAGGTAGGGCAGGGGATCCGGCATCTTGTAATCCCCCGACAGGGGTGGCACCGGTTCAGGCATCTTGTAACCCCCAGGCAGGGGAGCCACAGGTTCGGGCACGCTGGTACGCACCTGCACCGGCTGCAAAGGTTCCGGGGTGCTGGTCTCCACCTGCACCGGCTGCAAAAGTTCTGGGGTGCTGGTCTCCACTTGGACCGGTTGCAAAGGTTCTGGGGTGCTGGTTTCAACCTTGACCGGTTCAACGGCATCCGGAGGGCTGATTTTCACCTCAGGACGAGCCAAGGGTTCCAGGTCGCTCGTTGCATCCTTGGACGGGGCAGGCTCAACCTGGGCCAATTCTGGGGCCTCGCCGGTGGCATACGGCTCAGGTGTGGTCAGTTGAGAGGGCTGGCCGAACTCCAAGGACGGGCGTTCCGGGGTGGCTGGGTCACCAAACTCCACCGCGGCCCTCTCCAGGGGTTCTGGTCGGTCATATTCGTGACGGATCGGTTCCAGAGGTTCGACGGTGGTCACCGTGAACTCGGGGTGCGGTTGTGGTTCCTCGAATGGGTTCCGTTTCAACCGCGCCTCCCGCTTGATTCAATCAGTTGGGTAACCAATCGCTTGGCCGCCAAGTCAGTCACCCCCACACCCGTGAACGGGTCGAAGGGAGTTAGTGACAGGGCCTCACGCCCCGCCTTGATCAGTTCCCGCTCGGCCTTGAGGGCCTCGGCGGGTTTGCCGGTCTGGATGACCACCAAGGTCTGCTCAGGGGAGCCAACCGCGGCCTCCAGGAACCTCCAAGCCGACAGTGCATCAGCCCACCGGATCGTTTCACCGTCAAAATACGGACCGAAAGACCCGTTACTCAGCATCCTCGTCACCTTCGATGGTCGTGGGGGTCTCGGGCGCTTTGGCGGGAACCGTTTCGGCCTGGGGACTTTCCGGCTGGGTCGGCTGGTCCCGCTTGCCTTCCTCCAACGCCTGGGCGATTCCGCGACGCAGGGCCTCATTGTCCTGCTGCACCGGGGTTTCGCCTGCGGGCACATCAGATTTTGGCAGCAACTTCAGGAGCGTCTGGGCTACTCTCAACCACATCGATCTTCTCCGGGGGTGTTATGTCAGACTTGAATTCGGCCTCAGAGCGTGTGACCAACAGGTTGTCCAGCCCACCGGTTCCGTTGGGGTAGGTCACATAATCAAACGACACCCAGGTGTTGCCGTTGACGATGGCGAACCCGGTGTTGCTTTCCATGCGGATGGAGACCGCGGCGGTGCGGTTGCCGATCTTGACGGGAGCCCAGTCATCGAGGGTCGCCATCGGCAGGAACATGCCCTCATGTGGGCGGCGCAGACTGTCCGGGTAATAGATCAAGATCCCGCACGAGTTGCCGGGGATGTCCACCATCGTGCCAATACCGACGACCTCGTGGAGGCCGGTCCTGCCGATGCGTTGCCCGCAGAAGTTGGCCCGAAGGTTGTCCAGATTCACCTCGTGCCACCGGTTGAGTTCGCACTGGACGACCGCCTTCTCACCGTGGAACGGCTTGGCGATCACCGAATCACCACCCAGGTCGTTGCGAACCTCCTCGCGGATCTGCTGCACCTGAATCTGCGGATACCTCTCGCAGGTGCCAAGGATAAAGGCGTTGGCCATCCAATTGGCCGGGGTTAGGGCGTAGTTCACCAGTTCGGCGGGAGTGCGACCCATGACCGCATAGACCACCGCGGGCCCTGTGTGCCAGAATCGATTGTTTGCACCGAGAATAGCCATCAGACATCCCTCCGAGTGTAATCCGCCATAGTCACGGGCACGGGTGTGACGGTCCCGTCATAAAGGTTTTTGGGAATCGGGTCGGTCAGCATGGCCGGGGGCAGGTCACCACCCAAGACGATGGTGGTGCTACCCGCAACCGCGAAGGCCGCGCCATGATGCTCACCAGCACCGAACTCCGGTGCCGAGATGGACCGGGCAACGTCAAGGACCACCGACTTGTCATCACGGACATACTGGCCAGGTTTTGGCTCGAATACCTCGGGCAACAGGCCATGCCGACTGCCCGTGTGCTTGACAGACTTGACTGTGATGGGCTGATGCAGACGGATGGCTACCGAAGTTTCCTTCGCCCCAGAACCGCTCCCGGAGGAACCAGATTCCATGTAGGCGACAGGAAGAACGATGTACCCCGAGGTGTGGGAGTACGAAGCGGTCGCCTCCGCCTTTTCGTAGGGGGCGACAACATGTTCCTTGGCCACGCTTGGCAGGTAAACCCGTTGGGTGACCTGGCGCAGAAGGTCGAGTAATCCCATCGACCCTCCTTAGGTCATGTTCCGTTGGCCCCAAAGCCTGCGGGATCTGCCGACCAGATCCAGCCCCGTGTGAACCCCTTGGGTGTAGGTCTTCATGCCGATAACTTTGTAACCCGCCTCAGCCGCGGTGTAGACAGGTTCAGAAGGTCCGGATCGTCCGGCGCAACTAGCGCACCCGGAGCAACTCGCGCCATTGGCCTCGCATGGCCCGTAAATCAGGGGGCCGCTGCCGTAATCAATCTCACTGGTGCAGGAACTGCAACCACAGGAGGAACCCGCGTCAGGATTGTGCGTGTCGGTCCCCGGATAGTCGAATATCCGGTCACCCTGCTTGATCTGCTCAAGCATGTCGAGGGCGCCCTTGTACTGAGGGGCCATCGTGTTCATGTCATTTGCCGAATAACCCCGGCGGGCGACAAGCAAGCCATAGGTGAGGTCGCACACCAGCCTGGTGAGCAGGAACCTGGTGTGACCCTGGAGGTTGACCAATTGGTTGATCGTGTACCTGCCAGCCACGCGGCAGGCGGACTCGACCATACCGGAAGCGTCCTCAAGGCACGCCGCCACCACCGGACTGCTGGCCGGATCCGTAGTCCTCGTCCCAGTGTCCGACACAAGGTCGGCAACGCGGCGGGCATCGTAGCGGATCAGCAGTTCTTCCGGGGTGGCGTATGCCATTGCGGGTTAGCCTCCAATGCAGTTGCGGAAGATAAAACCCGTCACAGGGGCGATGATCTGGACATCGTAGTCCTCGACCACGCGACCGGAGATCCTGCGGTTGTCGGGGTCGTCCCTCTGCTCCACGGTCATCTCTTCATATGCGAAGATATGGCAGGTGGAGAAACTCTGCTGTCCCTCGATTGCCGAGAGCTTGCCTGGGCGGGCAAGCATCAGCAGGTTGTCACCGAGGATGAATCCCTCCTCGGTCGGGACGTTCAACGGGTCGATCACTTGGTTGCGACCGGTCCGCTTCTTCTGAGACACCTTGACGGTGTCCTCGATGATGATCTTGTACCCGTAGACCTTGTCGGGAAGACCATACTCACCGTTGATGCTCTCGCTGTCACCACGCACCTGAGCAAGAGCGGTTGGCGACTCCTTCAGGTAAGTGTGCAACTCTTTCGAGCGAGACAACGCATCAGCCACGTTCGGGTTGATCACGATGGACAGGTCGTCCTTCTTGACCACGCCCATGGTGTTCTGCAACACCTTGCGGGCGGCCCAGTTCAGGGCACGCTTCAGGGCTGGGCCTTTTGATGTACCTTGGTTCAGGTCACCGGAGTCACCACCGTTGAGGAACAGACTGGGGGTCTGACCTTCGGGGGACTGGTTAGCAGTGCAGGTGATGTCATTGCCGACCGGGAAAGCCCCGGGAGCCTGCAACACATCAACCACCCGGCTGGCCCGGCTGGTCATCGCGCGCTGGGCCGCCATTGCGGCGTGGCTGGCGACGATCTTCCAGTCAGCTTGATCGGCAGCACGGTACCCAATGCGGAACGGGAACGCGTAGCGCTGGGTGGCGTACTGGCGGAACTCGAATGCTTCGCGTTCCCATTCACCGCTCGGGGCATCCTGACCATCGTGCCATGTTGCACTGTTGATCAGTTGGTCAGTCACACGGGCCGCAGCCTCGGTGTTTAATTGCAAGTAGTAACCAGCGGTCTTCTTGACATTCGTCACGCTGATGTACTTGTTGATCGCAAAGTCACGACTGTTCTTTGCGAAGCCGACAGTCAGTTCCCCTGTCGCATCAAATGACGGGACAAAGGTGTTACTGCCGGATGGAAAAGCGCTTGGCATGGGTCAGACTCCTTAATGGGTTGGGTTACTTGACTTGGACTTGGCAGGGGGCTTCGCCACCGGCCGCCTTGAGGGTGACGGCAACAAAAACGCCGGAGGTCAGGGTGCTGGTGTCCAGACCGAAGCGGACTTCGGTGGCACCGACGAACTGGTACTCGCCCTTGGCGGCCATTGACTCGCCATCGACCAGCACATCGCCGTCAGCGGTGAAGTTGGTGCCCAGGATCTGGATGGCCTTCACGCCGCTGTTGGCGAAAACCTCGGATGGATTCACCAAGGTGACGGTCGGGGCGCCGGCAACTCCGGGAGCGGCGACACCTCCACCCTTCAGGAATTTGACCTGCACCCGGCAGAGGTTGCCGTAGACCGCGTTGGAAGCTTTGCAATGCTCGAGGGCAATCGCTCCAACCCAGTCGCCATCGCCGGCCTTGACGGCGCGTCCTTCAGCGTCAGCGGTCAGCAGGTCACCGGCCTTGATGTCGGCGTTGCCGTTCCAGACCAAGCAAACATCGGTCTCGCCGTAGACCTGAATGGGGTCATTGACATCGGCGGCGTACAGGTCAGCGGTGGTCCGGGCCTGAACGCCTGGAACCAACTTGCTGCCGTCTTGGCAGATACCAATCAGCGGGGAACCCCCGCCATTGGCTTGCAGGACGGTGAAGTCAGCGATTGTGCCACCATCGATCGTGACGAACCGGCTCGGGTAGATCTTTCCGGCGGCGCGAAATGCGGGATTGTTCAGAGGCATGGGTATAAACCCTCCTTAGTAGGTGGTGCGGGCGGAACTGGAACGATTGAGGGCTTCCTCGTAGGAGATACCCATCTGGATCGCCGTGTCGACGACCGAACGGACATCGTTCGGGGAGCGTCCACGGTTCACCTGGGCGGAATGCTCCAGGTACGGGAGTTGGCCAACTGGGGCCTTTTGGTATCGCAAACGCACCCGTTGCAGGTGGGCGTTGAACTGTTGGTCATTGAGGGTCTCGCACAAGGCGATCTCCTCGGCTTGGTCAAGCATGTAACCCTCATGCTCCAAGGCCATGAGTTGCTTCTCGCGCTCCGCTCTCCGGTAACGAAGAACCAGACCGTTGAGGGTGGACTTCATCTCCTGGTTCTCGCGGGCGATCCGCTGGAAGGAGATCTTGCTGAACTTCTTGGGGTACTCTTCCTCCCCACCCATGCCACCCATGCCGGGCGAGAAGGTGTTGCCACCACCGGGTGCCCCGGCAGCCGACATTTGCATGGCCTCGTCATCAGGGCCAGGAACGCCACCAGCGTCACCGCCAGCAAGCGCGTCCATCATTCCGGCCTCGCCGGAAGGGTCGTACTCGCCACCGGGAGGAGCGCCGCCGCCCAAGGGCGAATCGTCACCGGCACCGCCAGCGGATTCCGCTTCGGCACCCTGCTCCTTCATCTGGTTTTCCATGAACTGCCAGACATCGGTGCTTTTGATCGCCTCCAGCACCGCGTCGACGATCTGTTGCGTGTTTTCATCCACAGTGAGTTCTCCTGAGTCATCCATTGAGGCAACGATCTTGCTCCCGCTCCCGTCCTTCGAGAGCTTGAGAAGTCCCAGGTCACGCTGGGGGGTAGTCGCACCCAGCAGCGAAATCGGGTCGATAGTGAGTGAGTTCACCCACAGTTCCACCGAACGGCGTGGGTACTGGCGAACCTTGTCCACTGAACGCTTGAAGATGTGGAAAGTCGCGCAAAGGGCGTGCTTGCCGGTCTTGAAGAACTTCTTGACCTTCCAGCCGGTGGCGTAACCGACCACCTCGGGCTGGGACTGCTCGTCCTCGCCATCACGGGTATGGCCGATCACCAGGGGAGTTGCGTCACCCGTGTCAGTTGTTCGCTTGTTTTGGTTGGAGGCGATCTTCTGGAGCATCCGCTCCGTCACATCGAGAATCTTCTCGCCCGCCTCAGTTCGCAGAGTGTGGGGGTCAAGGACGAAGACATCCTCACGGGTGACATACTCACCGGGCGGCAGTATTCCCTTGACGGTCGTCATTGAGTTGCCCACCTGTTGATATCAGTAAGCCGGTACGAAAGTGACCGACTATACGGGTACAACAGTTGGCAATAAACAGAATCACCCGGCGTAAGTCAAACGCCGGGTGATATTGGTACGCAAGCAGGTATTTACAGGTTTACATAGCGTGTCTGCCAGTAAGCCTGATGCTATACCTGGCTAATCATCGATAAGCGGAACCTGAGCAGGTCCCATGGGCCGAATCGGCTGAATTGTGGGGGTCAATCGGTTGGCTGAAGGCTTGCAGTCCATCTCCTTGGGGATGGCCAGCTTGATGCCCCTCGCCTGTAGTCGCTCCACCTGCTCCTTGAGGCCACCCGAGCAGTTGTGGCAGGGCTCGGCGGGTTCTTCAGCCTGCTGGGGAGGTGGTGCCACCTGCGGGCTGGATTGCTCCTCCAGGTCCACCATGGGTTGCCCCTTCTGGACAGCCTGAAGGTACTGATCCATCTCCCCGTGCCTTCCCATATGCTTTAGCTTGCCCGCCACCTCCATCAGGCGCTCACGGTCAGGCCACATGGGGCGGGTCCCCGGCTGGTACATGCCCGCCTCAATCAGTTCATGGTGCAGGTCACGCAGATTGCGACGATAGGCCATTGGATTGGTCAGGATAGACTTGGAAAGCTTGCTGATAGCCGGTGGCATAGTGCTGCCGGTCGCAGGTCCACCCACTGCTGGTCGGCCTCCCGCCAAGTATTTCAGGAAGTCAACGCTGCCTTCCCCCAGGCTGTCGAGCCACTTGTAGTGCTGGTCTCGTTCGGGAACCTTGTTGGTGGTCAGCATCTTGCCCAACCGGTCCGGGTCGTGTTCCGCGAGGTCTGACAGGTAGCGGGTCATCACATCCATCGAACCCTTGGACACATTGGCCCCGGCAAGGCCCTTGGCAGCACTCTGAAGTCCCTGCTGGCTGAAGCGGAGTGGTGTCCCAGTCCGGGACCACACCTGCTTCTTCAGTTCCTGGCGTTTTTCCTGGTCCTCAATGAGCTTGTTGAGTTCCGCGGTGTTGGTTGGCGCCTTGAACTTGCCACGCAATTCCGGGAACTGGTCGAGGTAGTTCTTGACGGTCTCGGGGGTCAGGGTCAACTCCCTGCCACTCTGCGGGTCGGTCCATTTCAGCCGGGGATTGCCCACCGCATCTTTGCCCCAGCGCACATCGCCACCCTCGATGCCTTTGAAGAACCCACGCGCGTCCTCCAACTTGTTGTCCGGCCCGGGCAGTTTGGGCTTAGCCTGCGGTTGG